CCTTCAGGGGTGCTAATATGTCAGCCCTTCAGGAAGCTCAGGAGCTCGTAGAGAAAGCCATTCACGAAGATACTGAAGATTATGCTAAGAAATGTAACATACAGCTGGACTCGGTAGAGACAGTATCAAAGCGTGCAGAACAGAATATCGGGGCTGTAATGGACTGTATCCTCTCGAAGAATCCAGTATCAGCCCGTGAAATGCACGATAAGGTTGTAACACGGGACTCAATAATGAACGGTCGCTGGAACATCAACAATCCAGGCGTTGACCCTACGAGAGCGAGCCTCGCATTGCCGAACATCTATATCTCTCCGTGGCAGGCGAACAGCATTTACTCACAGAAGGGACTTTTTGAGACTGTTATCAATAAGAAATCTAAGTCTATCCTGCTCAATGGTTGTGTGATTGAGAACAAGCACCTCAAGCAGGAGCAAATGGATACCGTTAACGAGAGGGCTGAAGTTAAGCATAACTTCAAGAGTGTGCTCTCGGAGTCTACACTTACTGCTCTTGTTTATGGTGGGGAGCTTACTTTCCCTCTGTTCAAAAAAGATACCCCTGTAACAACGAGGCTTCCGCTTGACGCACTTTTGAAGCTTGGGATACTTGGAAAAGATTGTATTGACTATTTTGTACAGCTCGACCGCTGGAATACATTCATTATTCCGCCATATAACCCGACACAAAAAGACTTCCTCAGACCTGACGTGTACACAGTACCTTTCCTTGGCTCAGACGTGCACCACGGACGCTGTGCGAGAGTAGTACCTGCAAAGCAGGCAGGATACTGGGGACAGATTCTTAACCAGGGCTGGGGTATATCGGATATATGCGGATATTTGCAGTCAGGGCTTAACTATAAGGTAGCTATCCAGAGCTTACCTCTTATGATACAGCAGATGTCTATACTTGCACGTACCGTAAATATAGACGGTGTGTTGGCTACTGAAGGTAAGAACGCTCTGGACGGACTTATTGAAGAAGGTACAGTAGTTACAAGAGAAGCTTCTCCAGACAACCCTATCACTATGGACGTACTTGGAGATATTAAGTCAATAAACAGAAACTTTGCACAAGTTCCAGAGCTTATGAGACTGCTCCGCCAGGATTTTGCTTCTGACGCTGTTCTTCCTGAACCACTTCTTTTCTCTTCTGAGAAAGGTAACTTCTCTTCAGGAGATGATACACAGGGCAACCTCTTCAAGCAGAATGAATCAGTACAGATGATTCATAAAGACATTGAGCCACAGTTCAAACAGCTTGCAAAGATTATGGTTATCGACGCTCTCGGAACAGACAGAGAGGTTATTGAAGCTCTTCCTTATACACAGATTCACTTCGACCAGCCAGTTATTGCTAACGCTCTTGAGCGAGCACAGATTGGTAAAGCTTACTCAGAGACAGTATTCAATCTTGTTTCAGCCCAAGTACCAGTTAACGTTGCTGTTGAAATGGCTGACAAGAATGTTTCTGCTGATATGCGTACTAGTTCTGATATTCTCAAGAAACTTGAAGAGATTCAGAAGAAGGTAGATAAGAGAACAGAAGAGCAGACAGACCTTGAGAATGAGCAGACGGAGGCTAACATAGCTCAGACAGAAGCTCAAACTAAGGCAACTAAGGAGCAGGTAACAGCTCAGAAGGCAATGATAGCTTCAGGCGGAGCTGGAAAGAAACCAGCTTCAGATGAAGGCAAGCTGACTAAGGGAAGGTCTCCTGCTGAGGAACAGCGAGAGAAAGCTGAGAGTGATAAGAAGGAAACTGGATACTCAAGGCTTGAGCAGAAACAGCACGAGAAGACTCGTGGTACTGCTAAGCGTTCTGAAAAGCTTGCTAAGCATAAAAATAAAGCTGTTTAGTACTAATCTAAATTGACAAGTCACTAAATAGGTATTATTATAATAAATATAGGAGGACACAATGAGTGCAACAATTCCTAACGGTATGTTACTTTCAGACCTTTTGAAAGCTACAGGCTATGATTGTCCTGAAGACTTACAGGGTAAGACATTTAAACAGGCAACAGCAGGGGCAGGGATTGACCTTGAAGCAAATAAGGCAGTTACAATAAACGCAAGTGAGTACACACAGGCAATCGAAATTGAACCTTCAGATACATACGAAGCTATGGAGAAGGTAACACTTACCCTTACAGGAATCATTAAGGGACTTGTAGCCTTCGGTACAGCCGAAGGAGCTGTATATCTTACAGCAGTACCTTCAGCAGACGGAGCAGTAAAGGCTTATGTACCTTCAGCTACAGGTATTTCAAAGGTAGACGCTACCTATGCAGAAGCTACAGGTGTTACAATCAGTGACACAGCTTATGCACGATATTCAGCAGGAGACATTACATTCTAATATGGCAATACAGGCACACAATAAAGATTCAAGAGCGTCACCATTTATTACTCAGAAAGATGTAATCTTATGTCGCTCAGGTATACAGCTATACCACAAATCAGAAGTAGCCTCATTCATAACAGAAGACAATAAGCCTCCTGTGGAAAAGGAATGGTACAGAGAGTACCGTCCTGCTAACGTTATCGTCAAAGCTAAAGACTTATTCAAGTCACTTCCTGTTACACAGGAGCACCCTGATGTATGGGTTGATTCTAAGAACTTCAAGGAACTTGCAGGCGGTACGCTTGATAAGGAAATTGACGTTGTAGCTCTGGAAGGTGAAGCTGAAGGCGAAATTGGACTTAAATCAAACATAACATTTTATACAGACGAGCTGTATAATTATTATCTCAATAACAAGGAAGTTTCTGTAGGTTATACTTGCAAGAAGCACTTCGTAGACAATCCTGATGAGGTTGGCTATGATATTATCCTGGATGAGATTACTGAAGTTAATCATTTGGCAATCACTAAAAGGGGTCGTGGTGGCTCTGAGGTTGCTGTAATTGATAGTATTATAGGAGGTATAAGACCTATGCGTACAGGCATTTTTGCTTTCCTCAAGAGCAAGAAACAGGCTGTTAATGACAGCAATTTCTCTTTTGGTAAAACAGTCCTTGAAGCTGTCAAGAACAGCAAGGGAACTACTGAAGAAGAGCTCGCAGGGGAAATGAAAGGTGTTTTAGATTCTATGTCTATTCTTAAAGACTGTGAAGCTAAAACAAAACTTGCGGACGTTGTTAAAGACTGCTTTGACAACAAGGAAATGGCACTTGCTGACGAAGCAGAGCTCACAGCTACCCTCGATTCTATGTGGATTGATATTCACTCAGACTCACTTGGAGAGATAGCTAAAGCTTTTGAAAAGCTCGGCAAGAAGAATGAAAAACCTGCTGAAGCAGGTGTAGCTGATTCTGCGGACGAAGAGGACAAGGATAAAAACAAGGACTCTGCGGACGAAGGAGAGGAAGACAAGAACAAGGACTCTGCGGACGAAGGAGAGGAAGACAAGAACAAGGACTCTGCGGACGAAGAGGACAAGGATAAAAACAAGGACGGTTGCAACAAGGACTCAGCCTTTATCACAAAGGACGACCTTCTTACAGCAATGAAAGCTGAGCTTGCTCCAATGGTAGCAGACGCAGTTAAAGAATGTCTTGGTCTTAAGGAAGGAAAACCTTCGGTTGAAGGTTCTGAATTGGATTCTATGGAAAAGACAGTTGTACGTGATTACACTTCTTTTCTTGAAAAATAGGAGAAATATATGACACAGAATGGTAAAACTTTGTCAATGCACAACGAGGCAATCTGGAAGGGAACATTTACCGATAATGGTATCTTGAAGAAACTCCATGAAAACTCGTTCACAATCGGTTACTCAGCACTCCTTTCTCCTGACGGACAGAGTGCAGGTAAGGTTTACTTCGGTGATGGTGTCTTCTATGACAACCACCAGAAGGACAATAAGGTATATGCAGGAGCACCTACAGTGACTTCAGCTGTACCAGCTTTCGCAGGTATTATGACCCGTGAACCAGCTATTGCGTCAGGCTACCCTGCTATCAACAATGAAGTTGCTTCATTCCAGAAGGGTATGATTTGTAAGGAAGGCTTCATTGAGTACAAGCACGCTTACGTAGTAGGCTCAAGTCCAAGTGCTCTTCCTGCAAGCAAGGTAAACGTATACGACAACGCTAACCGTGGTTACGTTCTCGTAGTATCAGCTTCAAACGGAGCAGTTTATTTCGCTCCTACAAGCTCAGACAAGGTTGACAGTGACGATGTTGTAGTTGGAAAGGTTATTGACCTTAACCCTGACGACAAGTCTGTTACTGCCTTTGTATCACCTTCAATCTACGCATAAAAGGAGACAAATATGTTGGGTAAGAAAACAGTAAGCTATACAAAGCTCAAGACTGCAATGGAGAACGACATTCTTCAGCGTTTCCCTGCAATCTCACAGCATATTGCTGACATTCATATCGA